AATGATTTCTTTTTCATCTTTGGAAAGAGGCAGATTCTTGTTTACACAGGTGCTTCTACTCCCGCATCTTTAGTTCTGTCAGACACAGTAGGCTCTATTGGGTGTATTGCTAGAGACACTATTCAGTCAATTGGTACTGATGTAATCTTTTTGTCTGACTCAGGTGTTCGCTCACTGATGAGGACAATTCAAGAGAAGTCTGCACCACTTAGAGACTTATCTAAGAATGTGCGTTCTGATTTGGTGTCTTCTTTGGCAGTAGAGACTCTGACTAATCTGAAATCTGTTTACTCAGAAAAGAACGCTTTTTACTTGTTGACTCTTCCAGTTACAGGTCAAGTCTTTTGTTTTGATACAAAGATGCAATTGCAAGATGGTGCTTTTAGAGTAACCAAATGGGACTCTATTACGCCTACGGCTTTGCACTCACTACGCAATGGTGATCTATATATTGGGAAACAGGGCTATATTGGAAAATATGGAAGTTTCTTAGATAACACTTCTACTTACCGATTGAGCTACTTTACTAACCATGCTGACCTTGGTAATCAGAATCAGATTTCTATTCTCAAACGAATCAAAACAATCGTTATTGGCGGCTCTGACCAGTTTGTCACGATCAAGTGGGGCTTTGACTTTGCTGCCAACTATCTGTCGGGCAATGCTTATATCCCTGAACAAGCAAACTATGAGTACGGCCTTGCTGAGTACGGAGTAGCAGAATACTCGGGTGGACTCTTGATTAAGACACTAGACGTAAATGCTTCTGGTGCGGGTAAAATTGTTCAAACAGGTTACGAAACCACTATCAACGGCACACAGTTGTCAATTCAGAAGATTGAAATCCAATCTAAGAACGGGAAAATATCATGAGTAACTACACAAAAAGTACTAACTTTGCGACCAAAGACAACCTAACGCCTGGTGATCCACTCAAGGTCGTCCGTGGTACAGAGATTGATACTGAATTCAATAACATTGCTACTGCTGTTGCAACTAAGACAGACAATGCTTCTGCTGCCATCACGGGCGGTACGATTACTGGTATTACAGACTTAGCAGTTGCTGATGGCGGTACAGGAGCTTCTACGGCTACTGCGGCTATCAATAATCTGTTGCCAAGTCAAACTTCTGCGGCTAACAAGTATCTACAAAGTGATGGAACGAATGTCTCTTGGGATGCAGTCACTCTTTCTACTTCTGACATTACTGGAACTTTAGGTGTAGCAAATGGTGGTACTGGTGTAACTAGCTCAACAGGTACAGGCAATGTAGTGTTGTCAAACTCGCCAACATTGGTGACTCCCGCATTGGGAACTCCTGCTTCTGGTACTTTGACAAATGCCACAGGATTGCCAATCTCAACAGGCGTGAGTGGTTTAGGTACTGGTGTAGCTACTTTCTTAGGTACGCCATCATCTGCCAATCTAATCTCTGCCGTTACTGATGAGACAGGTACGGGTTCTTTGGTGTTCGCCACAAGCCCAACTCTCGTTACTCCTGCTTTAGGTACTCCATCAGCCTTGGTAGGCACAAACATCACAGGCACTGCTTCTGGTCTGACTGCGGGTAATGTCACAACTAACGCTAACTTAACAGGTGCAGTCACTTCTGTTGGCAATGCTACCTCTTTGGGTTCATTCACATCTGCTCAACTAGCTACTGCTTTGACAGACGAAACTGGCAGTGGCTCAAATGTGTTTGCAACATCACCAACTTTGGTGACTCCAATATTGGGAACACCCACAAGTGCAACCCTGACAAATGCGACAGGTCTTCCAATTTCAACAGGTGTGTCTGGTTTGGGTACAGGTGTAGCAACTTTTCTAGCCACACCCAGTTCAGCTAATTTGGCTGCGGCTTTGACGGATGAAACTGGTAGTGGTGCTAACGTCTTTGCAACTTCTCCTACATTGGTGACTCCAGTTCTAGGTACTCCAACATCTGTAACATTGACCAATGCAACTGGTTTGCCAATTAGCACAGGCGTTTCAGGACTTGGAACAAACGTAGCAACATTTCTAGCAACACCTACAAGTGCAAACTTAGCGGCGGCTTTGACAGATGAGACAGGAACTGGTGCTAACGTATTCGCTACATCCCCTACCCTAGTAACACCTGCTCTTGGAACACCAAGTGCTTTGGTTGGAACTAATATTACTGGTACAGCAACTAGCTTCAACATCAATGGCACTGTTGGAGCGACAACCCCTGCAACGGGTAACTTCACAACCCTGACTGAGAATAGTGTTGCTACTGTTATCCAGACAGACATTGGCACTGCGGCTAATGAGATTCCCTTGAATCAGTATTTGGGAAAGATGGCTTACAAAGAAGTTGAAGGATTGGAGGCTCAGTTAAACCCTGCGCCAACGATTGCATCTGCGGCAACTATTCAACCATTAGCTCCCATCACTTTTATCTCTGGCACAACAACTATTAACACGATTACAGCCCCTGCTGAGTTTGTGGGTGGTGGTCAGATTACTTTGATTCCTACTGGATTATGGTCAACTGGAACATCTGGGAATATCGCTATTGCAACAACTGGCGTAGTGAGCAAGGCTTTAATCTTGAGCTATGACGCAACCACTACAAAGTGGTATCCCTCTTACTAAGGACTAGAACATGACTATTCAAGCTAACTTCCCTGCAATCAAGCCAAGCCTTTTGCTTGACTTTGCTAACGTCAAGCAATTAGACCCTCGCATTAACTACACCAGAGCAAGCACTGCTACTTTTTACAATGGTGTCACGACTGCTAAAGCAGAAGAAAATTTGGTTTTACAAAGCCAAACTTTTGATAATGCAAGTTGGGTAAAAACAACTGCTACTGTTACTGCGGATTCATTTGCCGCACCTGATGGAACAACAACGGCAGATACATTAACGGCAACTAATACCAATGCAACTTTGTTGCAGACTTTTACTGCTACTGCTACTGCATATACATTTAGTGTATATATTTATCGTAAAACAGGTACAGGCAATGTTGACATTACTGTTGATGGAACAACATTTGCAACACAATCAATTACTGGGGCTTGGGTTAGATATTCAATCACAACAACTCCAACCGCAGGTTCTAAAACTGCTGGTATTCGTTTAGCAACAAATGGTGATGAAGTTTACATTTGGGGCGCACAGTTAGAAAACAGGTCTAGCGCAACAGCCTACACAGCAACAACAACGCAAGCCATTACTAACTATATTCCTACTTTACAAACAGCGGCATCAGGTGTAGCAAGGTTTGATAACAACCCTACTACTGGTGAATCATTGGGATTGTTGATTGAGGAGAGTAGGACGAATCTGGTTACTTATTCAAGTGATTACAGTAATGCGGCTTGGACTAAGACAAACACAACTATTACATCAGCGGCTAATGTTGCGCCTGATGGCACACAAACAGCGCAAAAAGTAGTTGAATCTACTTCTTCTTCTGGGCATGAATTATATGAAGCCGTAACTTTAGTTTCTGGTAATTCTTATACATGGTCAGGTTATTTTAAAGCTGCTGGAAGAAATTGGGTGGCATTTTTAGCCCAAGACGCTTCTGGTAATACTACTTATTTTGATTTGCAAAATGGTGTTGTTGGGACTAATGCGTCAGGTAATACAGCTTCTATTACTTCCGTAGGTAATGGCTGGTATCGATGCACACTTACAAGAACTGTTAGCGGAACAAGTGGATATTGGCATATTTTAACTGCATCAGCTAATAACACTGTTACCTACACAGGTGATGGTTTTTCAGGTTTATTTGTTTGGGGCGCACAAGTAGAAGCAGGAGCATTTGCCACATCCTACATCCCCACAGTAGCATCACAAGTCACACGGGCGGCTGATGCGGCATCAATGACGGGGACTAACTTTAGTAGTTGGTATAACCAAGCAGAGGGGACTTTTTATGGACTTGGAACACCGCCAAATGCGGGGCTATACAATATTTTTAGCATTAACAACAACTCAAATGTGGAACGCATACAATCGCTTCCAACAAATGGGACAAGCACATTACTTGTTATCTCAGGAAGTGCTATTCAAGCACAGTTAAATACCTCGGCATTGGCTGGCACTAACCAAGTTGCTGTCACATACAAAGTTAACGATTTTGCCGCATCTCGCAACTCCGCAACAGTATTAACTGATACAACTGGTGTAGTGCCACTTGTAACCAAATTAGATATTGGAAGTCACACAGGAGTTGAAGTATTTAACGGCACTATTAAGAAAATTGCCTACTACCCTGTAAGAATCCAGAATAGTCAATTACAAGCCCTCACAAGTTAAGGATTACAAATGTATCAAGACTTTTTCTTAAAATTTACTGATGAGACAGCGGCTAATGCTGTTCTTTACACAACTCATGCTGAAGTATTAGATGAGGAAGGCAACGTAGTCTCTGAGGCTTATACAACCCCTAATTACATCAACATTGATGTGCTAGGAATCCTGTATCAGAAGCAAGAGATTCCAGACCCTGAAAACCCTCCTATCCCATTGGAAGGTTGGCACGTTAATGTTAGAGTAATGCCTGATGAAGACTCAGCACCATTGAACGCATTTGAAGTAAGTCCTGCGCCATCGGTTTGGCGTAGGATTTGGGCTTAAAAGAAGGAAACATCATGGCCGTAACCAGTCAACAAATTATAGATTTCTTGCTTGCTAATCCAGGCATGAGTGACGCTCAGATCGTTGCGGCTATGGAGCAATACGGGGTATCTCCTGCTCAGATGGCTACGGCTGTTGGGTTAGATGAGGGTGCGGTTGTTTCCCGAGTGGCGGCTACTGTTCCTCAAGGTCAAACAATAACCCTTGGTGATACCATTATTGCCCCTGAATACAGAGTTATTGGCTCTGGTGAAGATCAGCAGATTGGTAATCTTGAGACTATTTACACATCCAAAACTACTGGTGATCCTAACTATCGTGCGCCTGTTGGTTCAGAGTATCAACAATACAACGCAGATGGTACGTTTCAAAGAACTGGCGTAACGCAAGAAGTTAATGCAACAAAAGACTTCTTAAAGTTTGCAGCAGGTGCGGGTTTACTATTTGGTGGACTAGGTGGTGGCTTTGAGAGTCTATTTGGTGGCGGTGGAGCAGCTACAGGTGCGGCAGGAACTGTTGGCTCTACTGGCTTAACAATGGCTGAGTTGGCTCAACTTGATCTAGCTTTAGGTGGTGCTGGTGGTACTGCGGGTGCAACAAGTCTTGCTAGTGCTTTGACTACTGGTGCGGCTGTACCTACATTGACCAACTTAACAGGTGGTAGCGGCCTTCTTACGGGTGCGGCAGGTGGCATTACTGCTGAGTCTGTGGCGGCTAAATTAGCGGCAGATGCGGCTACTCAATTTGAGTTGGCTAATGCTGGTGCTAGTGGTTTAACTGATTTAAGCAAAGTTACTGATCTGAGTAAAGTTACTGATTTAGGTAAAGTCACTGATCTAAGCAAGGTGACGGACTTAAGTAAAGTAACAGATTTAAGTAAGGTAACAGACTTAAGTAAAGTAACTGATCTGAGTAAGATAACTGATCTCAGCAAAGTAACAGATTTAAGTAAACTGACAGACTTAAGCAAAATTACTGATTTGAGTAAAGTCGTTGGAACTGGTCTTTTAAATACTGTTCTTGGTAATAAAACTAATCTAGGTAATCTAGTCCAGACAGGCGCACAAACTGCGGCAGGTCTTCTGCAACAACAGACTTCAAAAGAAGCGGCTGATAAAGCAAGGGCAATGATTGAGGCTGAGACTCTTGCTGCTAAACAGTCTGCGGCTTTCCGTCCTGTTGGCATGACCACTAGGTTTGGTACTTCACAGTTTGCAGTTGATCCAGTTACAGGTCAATTGACAAGCGCAGGGTACACACTAAGCCCTGAAGCTAAGAACGCTCAAGATCGTTTGGTTAAGTTGGCTGAGTCTGGTTTAAAACAAGCTGAAGGCGCACAAGCTCAATTTGCTCCTCTCCAAACAGGTGCTCAGAGTTTGTTTGGTTTGGGCAATAAATATTTGGCTCAGAATCCTCAAGATGTTGCTCAGAACTACCTCAATCAGCAGATGGCTTTGTTGCAACCTGGTCGTGAGCTAGAGTTGGCTAATCTGCAAAACAGACTCCAACAACAAGGTCGTGGCGGTCTTTCTGTTGCTCAAGGTGGCTCTATGGGTGCTACTACTCCTGAACTACAGGCTCTGTATAACGCTCGTGCTCAACAAGAGGCTCAACTGGCGGCTAATGCTCAACAGTATGGTCAACAGCAAGTCACTTTTGGTGCGGGTCTATTAGGTCAAGGCTCTCAAGCTATGGGTCAGTACTATGGTGGTCAACAAGCCGCCTATACGCCCTATACGACTGCTTTGGGACAAGTTCAAGGCTTGGAGACATTGGCACAACAACCCTTTACTATGAGTGCGGCTCTAGCTCAACAAGCGGCTCAAGCAGGTTCTAATGTTGGTCAATTGGGCTTAGGTGGTGCTAAATTAAGTACCGCTTTAGCTACAAGCCCTGCGGCAACAACAAATCCTTACTCAACTGCTTTAGGCGGCTTAACTGCTTCTCCCGTATTTGGTCAAGTAGTAGGCGGATTATTTGGTAGTCAACCTGCAACAAGTGGCTTCAGTTATGGACAATATGGAACTGGTATAGACCCATCGACAGGCGAATACTTCGGTTCGCTTTACTTCTAAGGAATTATCATGGCAGAAAGTAATATCGTAGCGGGTCTGTTTGGCATGAACCCACAAATGTAT